GATCAGCAAGGAACTGATCGAGGCACTCAAGCTGACCATGCTGTCGTGTAACAACAAGAAGCTGGCGTCACCCGCCGAGCGTGGGATCACCCTGATCCAGAAAGGTACCACCCTCGACGCCTACACCACCGACGATTCGACGGTGTCGTGGTCTCGGATTGCCGAGGCTCAACTGTTCCCGACAAAGACCGGTCGAGCGATATGGCCGCGCGAGTTCTGTGACTATATCTTCAGGAACTTTGGTCACGGTACCCGTGTCGCGTTTGTCGATAACGCGGTATGGTGCGCCGATGACACCGGAGTCACTGTTTACACGAAACTCGTTGAAGACAATAGTGTTGTCGATTTCCCCGGGTTCGTTAGTAACTATGAGAAGGAGATCGCGGTTGCCTTCAAGATACCGGAAGAGTTACCCAAGGCGTTATTACGCGCCGAGGCGATGATACCGGAAAAGGCACCGATCGAACTGGAAGTGACTACAGTGTCGGATGGTGATGAGGATGTCCGTGTCCTGCGGCTCTACGCCAACAACGCGATCGGCGAGTTTGACGACCTTGTCGAGATCGACGCCACCGGCCACGACCTTACGGTCAAGGCTGATGTCAAGTTGATTCGACGGGCACTGCCGGGGCGCACCTCCGTGGCGATCACCCGACAAAGTGTGGTGCTGACCGGTCCCGCAAACTTTTTTCACTTTATCTCGACCCGACGCTAAAGTTTGCTCCCCCTCATCCGTATAATAGAATGAGGGAGGACACCAGATGGGTTTTGGCGGTCAGTTGGGCTTGGTCCCTGCCGAGAACGGGACCACCACCACTACTAATAAGAGCGTGGTCAGTGACCGGCTCCTGCATCAGCTAGGGTGCCGCGCTTGCCCGTTGGACAAGGTTAGGGGGCTACGCTCTCCCAAGATGCTGGCGAGCGGCGCACGCGATCCTGAGGTGTATATCCTGGGTGAGGCTCCAGGCCGTACCGAGGATGAGGAGGGTTATCAGTTTGTCGGTGACTCCGGTGACTTGTTAAGACCGTACATCCCGTCCGAGTTCCTTCGGCACATTCGCTGGAACAACACGATTAATTGTCACCCGCCAGATAACCGCGATCCCGAACGGATCGAGCGGGAGTGCTGCCGACCGCGTGTCGAACGTGACATCGAGTTGTCGCAACCAGTGGCGATCTTTGGCATGGGCGGTCAGGCGCTGCTGTGGGCGGGTAAGGCTGGCGGTGTCTATTTGTGGCGTGGCCGCCGGTTCCCGATCAAGGTCGGCAGCCACACCTGTTGGTACTACCCCATGCTGCACCCGGCGGCGATTCTGCATCAGCGCAGCTTGGGTAGTTGGGGTGGCAGGGATGACGAGTTTGCGTTGGAACTCGATCTGCGTCGTGCCTTTGCCGAGGTCGCGGCGGGGTTGCCCGAACCCATTGTCCACACACCCGAATTTGCCCGCAGTGATATTACCTGCCTGCCCGGTTCCAAGGATGATCTCGACTACCTGATTGAGTTCCTCCGCTATGCGGCGGTGCAGGATGTCGCCGGTGTCGATTATGAGACACAAAACCTGCGGCCATACAACCGTGACTCGGAGTTACTCTCGGCGGCGGTGTCGGTCGAGGAGGAAACCGTGTCATTCGCCTACCGTCACCCGGCGGCAGGTTGGAGTGACCGGCAGCTAAAGATCATTGATGATGCCTGGATAAAGTTCCTCCAGTCGCGTGTCAAGAAGGCGGTCCACCAGCTATCCTTCGAGATGGAGTGGACGTGTTACTTTTACGGTGACGAGTTCGCCCGGTCGGTACCGTGGGAAGACACCCTAACCCAGGCTTATGTGATCGATGAGCGGTCCGGCGAACAGCGCAGCGAGGGACCATTGTCACTGGCGTGGCTGACGCAGCAACACTTTGGTATCAATATCAAGAAACTTTCGCCGAAGATGAACAAGGCGAGGATGCGAGATGAGTCACTTGAGACACTTCTGCCGTACAATGGCATCGACGCCAAGTATCACCGCCTCACCTACTTGGCACAAAGACACATTATCCAAGAAGCGGGACTGGCGAGCGTGTATGCGGAGAAGGTTCGTCAAGTTCCGACAGTGGTGCTCACGCAGCTTAAGGGAGTGCCGATCGATCCCAAGGTGAACGCCGAGCTACGCAAGGACTATAGCAGGAAGTTGGCCAAGGCCTATGCGGCGTTACAGGCGCTGCCCGAGGTACGGGAGTTCCGCAAGCGCGCCCGCGAAGACTTTAACCCAGCGTCACCGCGCCATGTCATCGTCATGCTGCGTGATATCCTCAAGACCCGGCAGGGTCAGGCTGACACCGGGTGGTCGACCAAGGAATCTGTACTGAATGACGTGAAACACCCGTTCGCCAAGTTGGAACTGGCGTGGCGCAAGCTGGCAAAGATCAACGGTACCTATGTCGAACCGTATTCACCGGGCAGTCCCAATGTGTACCCCGGTAACATCATCCACACCGATTTGGGCACCTGTTTCACCGAGACCGGGCGGCTGAACTCCGAGAACCCCAATGTGCAGAACGTGCCGGTACGGACACCCGAGGGAAAGCGGGCGCGGGCGCAGATCGCCGCCAAGGTGGTGGCGTCCTTTGACTATGGACAGATCGACGCCAGGATCATCGCCTGCGGCTCGCGTGACCGTCACTACTGCAAAGCCTTGTGGGAAGACTATGACATTCATATGGAGTGGGCCGAGCGGATCGCGCACGCGGTACCACGGATAGTCGGTGGCAAGAAGGGTCTTAGTGACAAACAGGTGATGGGTGACTTACGCCAGAATGTCAAGTCAGTCTGGGTGTTCGCGCTGTTCTATGGTGCCGCGCTGTGGAGCACTGCCAAGCGGTTACAGTGTGAGGAAAAGGAACTAGCCAAGCTCTATGACGAGTTCTGGTACCAATTCGCCGGTGTTCGCAAGTGGCAGGATCAGATATCACGGCAGTTCCGCGAGAAGGGTTACGTCCAGTTGTTCGACGGGCTGCGCCGTCACGCACCGCTGGGTCACGGTCAGCAGATCAACACGCCGGTGCAGGGTGCCACCAACCGGATTGTCATGTTGGGGATGAACCGGTTGTCGGAGATCGGTGACCCGCTACTCCAGGCCAATATGCAAATTCACGACGATCTCACCTTCTGCTTTGATCGCGAGAAGGACTTTGAGGACTCGATGCCGCGCATCCTCGATGTGATGCTCGATGCCCGCGAGTTCCCGTGGTTCTGCGTACCGCTGATCGCCGAGGTGAAGCGCGGACCCAATTGGGCCGAGATGTCCAAGATCGGTAACTTTTCCAGTGTCGAGTTACACAATTGGCCCATCCGACACGGAGACTTCGCATGAATTACCAAGAGTATCTGGAAGGCGCATGGCGGTGTTGGTCGCGACCGAAGGAACATCCTCAAGAGAAGGAACGGCTACTTCGGGGTATCTGGCGCGATAGTTATTCGCTGACGTGTGACGACCGTAAGCTGTGTATGACGGTCCGCCCGGTTTACCGAGAGAACGCGGAATTTGTCAGGACGATCTACGAGGCGAACCAGCGGTTTGGTGACTGGGTTACTGTCGAGCAAGCCTATGGTGCGCGCTATGTGAAGCGGCAGCGGCAGGACGGCAGAACTTATAATTATCAATTGTTACTGGTTGATCGGAAAGGTACGCGCAACAATTACTCTTATATGGTAAGTGACGACGGTATCCGGTTCCTGCGTGGTGAACTTGCGATGCCGCGCGAGTTCGTGGTGTTCTGCGCCAAGATGTTCGCGCTATCAAATGATACTATTATGGTGAACGAGGTTTTTGCCAGGGGTTTTAGTCACAAGCCGTTTTGGCGGAAATGCGCCAGCCAGTTTTACGTTATCTAAAAAGGGATTTGCTGATGAGTGACCAATTGATCAACCGGCACCGACCGGCGAGTTTTGACGTGATGTACGGACAGGACAAGGCGATTGCCGCGTACCTCGCCGCCGAGAAGCACGCCCGGTCCTTTATCTTCGCCGGACCGTCTGGTGTCGGCAAGACGACAATGGCACGGATCGCCGCTGCCATGATCGGCGCGGAGGTGTTGGAGCACAACGCCGCGAAATTCAATGGTGTCGAGGCGATGTCGGAGATCACCGACATGTTCGACCGCCATCCGTTGCTCAGTACTGCCATTCGTGCGATAATCATTGACGAGTGTCACCGGATCACCCAGGCAGGATGGTCACTGCTACTCAAGCCGCTCGAAGACGCGCCGGACTGGTTGCGGGTGTATCTGTGCACCACCGAGCTTGGCAAGGTACCGGGTACCATTCGCGGGCAGCGTTGCCCGGTGATCCAGTTACAGGATGTGGGTACCGACGATCTAGTGACTTACCTCAGTGATTGCTGTGACCGGGAAGAGTGGGACGAGACACCGGACGAAGTGCTGGCGTTGTGTGCACGGAACGCCTTTGGATCGCCACGCCGCGCGCTGACACTCTTAGGATCGTGTCACGATTGCATTGACCGCAAAACGGCGGCGGAACGGATCAATGTCACTTTGGCAGCGGATGAGTCACCGGACGGTTTGGCGTTCCAGTTGGCGCGCACTATCGCCGCAGCGGATCGCGCCGGGGTACAGTCCGTCCTGCGCAAGATCAAGAAGCACGACGAACACCCTGAGGGGGTCCGCCACATCGTCCGCGCTTATTTCGAGAAGGTGATGCTCAGTGCCGATAGTGACCGGGTATGGGGTTTTGCCACCAAGGTACTGTACCATTTCGCCGAACCAATCCCCGACATGCCAGCCCTGTGTTTGGCAGTGGGCCAGCTAATTTAGGAGTGACCAATGGCCGAAGAGACAATGGAACAAGCCTGGGAGCACCTGGAGAACGGCAAGAAGTTCTCGACGGACTTGGCTGAGATCGATGATGACTTGATTGGTCACGCCCAGTTGTATGGTAGTGCCGCCTCTTGGTACGCCAGGGCAGCAGAGCGGCGCGATGCCGCCAAGTTCCAAGTTACCGTGCTCGCGGCGCAGTTAGACAAGGATATCCGCGACCAATTGGTGGCGGATGGTGAAAAAGTCACCGAGGATAAGGTCAAGGCGCTGGTTATCCTGGAACCCGAGTACCAGAAGGCGGTCCGGCGGTTGCACAAGGCTGAGCAATGGGTCAACAACTGGGACGGGATGAAGGAGTCCTATAAGCAGCGATCGTACATGATCAAGGAGTTCATCCAGCTACGCTCGTTTGACTACACCGGTGAGCGACTGGGTAACTCTCGCTATGATGCAGTTCAGCGGTCACTCGATAGGAGAGGGGTCAGGCAATGACACTCTGGATGGGTGTTGCAGGCTTCTTGTTACTGTGTGTCAGTAGTTACGTGGGTGGGTACCTTGCCTCCTGTGGCTGGCACCAGCGGAAGCGTGAGTTTGTACGGCAGATGATGTCCGATCACACGGAGGTGACCAATGGCAAGGAGCGCAGCGCGACGGCGTGAGTTTGACTACACCCCGCCGAGTTTTGAGGAGACCGTCGAACGGGCTGACCGCCAGGGCAGCATGTACGATAATCTCTTCAAGGGTGTCAAAATCTACAAGCCAGCGGAGGGGCGGAACATCGTCCGCATCCTGCCGCCGACATGGAAGGGCGCGACCCACTACGGGTACCCGATCTTTGTGCACTACAACATCGGACCCAAGGAAGGTGCGTATCTGTGTCTGCGCGAAAACAAAACGTCACCACACAAGAAGTGTCCTTTGTGCGAGGAACTGTACTCGCTTGGCGCACGGGCGACACCGGAAGACCGGAAGGCACTGATGCCGACCCAGAGTATCATCTATTACATCCTCGATCGTAACCAGCCGCAGCAGGGTGTGTTACTGTGGCGGGTGTCGGGAACCGCCGACAGCGAGATCGCGGCGCAGAGTGTCAACCGTCGCAAGGGTTCCGTACTGAACATTGTCGATCCCGAGCGCGGCTATGACCTGGAGTTCATGCGCTCCGGTCAGAAGCTCAACACCCGGTACCGGGGATATCAGGTGGTCCGCGAGGACAGCCCGATGACCGATGACGGTCGGCAGTTCGATGAGGTGGTCGACTTCATCTTCGACAACCCGTTGCCCGAGTGCCTGAACTTCTACAGGCCTGAGCACATCGAGGCGGTGTACACCGGTAAGGCGGAAGACGCTGATGATGACGACGACGCCCCACGCCAGCGCAGCCGTTCCGCACGGGGTCGTGAT